TTGAGTATAGATTTAAGTAACAAAAAAATTCCGAAAGAAGCAATTCAAGCATTAAAAACTATAGCGGAACTACTTGATAATATGTTAATTGGGGTGTATTTGTATGGTTCGGCAGTAATGGGTGGTTTACGTATGAATAGCGATGTAGATATTTTGGTAATAACAAATCAAAGTTTATCTGAAAAAACTCGAAGGAATCTTACAAATAGGTTAATGCTTATATCTGGGAAAATAGGAAACATAAAAGATATGAGGCCTCTTGAAGTTACGGTCATAAATCAAAAGGATATTGTCCCTTGGCATTTCCCCCCCAAATATGAATTTATGTATGGCGAGTGGCTAAGAGAGCAGTTTGAAAAGGGAGAAATTCCTGAGTCGACTTATGATCCGGATTTAGCAATACTTTTAGCACAACTAAGAAAAAATAGTATTAACCTTTTGGGACCAAAGGCAACAGAAGTAATTGAGCCTGTGCCAATGACAGATATTCGAAAAGCAATTAAAGAATCGTTGCCCGGGTTGATAGCTAGCATTAACGGTGACGAACGCAATGTGATTTTAACTTTAGCCAGAATGTGGCTGACAGCATCTACTGGTGAAATTCGCTCAAAAGATCTGGCAGCTGAATGGGCGATACCTCAATTACCCGATGAGCATGCTACTTTACTCAACAAAGCGAGAGAGGCTTATTTAGGAGAGTGTGTTGACAAGTGGGAAGGAATGGAATCTGAGGTGGCTGAACTCGTTAATCATATGAAAAAGTCTATAGAGTCTTCCCTTAATATCCAATTACCTTTTCGAATAGTTTAAATATAACAAAGACTAGTTGTTAATGTGCATTATTGATTGCTTCGATATGTTCCCCCATATATCAGTTTCTTAAAAAATAATCAAAATACCGTTGATACGTTCCCGCGAACGAAAGGGTTAAAAATCAGCTTAAGACATCAATGCCATCAACTCGAGCCATGTGGAGTGTATAGCATTGTTGACTAGAATTTAGGTAAGACAGAGTAAATAGGCTGATAAATAAAGGATTTCTAAGTGTTGTTCAATTTAGAATGACGCTTGGGAATTTTTTATTTGCAGAGAAAGTTTGAATTTAAAAAGAGTGTGGAGTTGACAGATCTGTTATTTAGGGATTGAGTTGATGGGTTGGTTTATATAATCTTTCTTGAAAAAATTATATACTTTATAAAACGCTATATTTATGCTATACTAACTATATAAGCAGGTGGAATACATGGATATAGGGAAAAAAATAAAACAAATAAGAAAGTCGATGTTTTTAACACAAGAAGAGTTCGCTGAAAAATTGAATGTTTCATTTTGCACTGTAAATAGATGGGAAAATAATAAAGCAATTCCAAATTTAAATGCGCTAAAAAAGATAAAACATTTTTGCGAAGAAAACGAAATTGAATTCAAAATTTCTATGAAAGATCTGGAGGTACTGTAAATGCAAGTATTGAGCTTATTTAGCGGATGTGGTGGATTAGATTTGGGATTTGAAAGAGCTGGATTTAAAATTCCAGTTGCTAATGAGTATGATAAAACAATTTGGGAAACCTTTAAACTGAATCATCCGAATACCAAATTAATAGAAGGCGATATTAGAAACCTATCAAAGAAAGATATTGCAGAGCATTTCAAAGGAAATATCGATGGAATTATTGGTGGACCTCCTTGTCAATCTTGGTCCGAAGCAGGATCTCTAAAGGGAATAGATGACGATAGAGGAAAGTTATTTTTTGATTATATTCGTTTATTAAAAGAGATTAAACCTAAATTTTTTCTAGCGGAAAATGTGAGTGGTATGTTAGCGAATAGACATTCAGAGGCAGTTAAGAATATCTTAGAAATGTTTGAGGAAGCTGGTTATATTACTACAATGACCCTCGTTAATGCCAAAGACTACGGAGTTGCACAAGATAGAAAGAGAGTCTTCTATATAGGATTTAGAAGTGATTTAGAAGTCAATTTTGAATTTCCTAAGGGATCAACTTCTGATGATAGTAAAAAGATTACATTAAAAGACGTTATCTGGGACTTGCAAGAAACTGCTGTACCTGCGAGTGAAAAAAATAAAAGTAATCCAGAAGCAATAAACAATAATGAATATTTCATTGGATCATTTTCAACAATTTTCATGAGTAGAAATAGAGTTCGTTCGTGGGATGAACAAGGGTATACTGTACAGGCGTCAGGGAGACAGTGTCAACTTCATCCTCAGGCTCCAAAGATGATAAAGTTTGAAAAAAATGATTGTAGATTTGTAGAAGGAAAAGAGCATCTCTATAGGAGATTAACAGTAAGAGAGGTAGCTAGAGTTCAAGGATTTCCTGATGATTTTAAGTTTATCTATGATAGTGTAGATACTGGATATAAAATGATTGGTAATGCAGTACCTGTGAACTTAGCATATGAAATAGCATTAGCAATTAAATCAGTACTTTAAAAATAAAAACCAGCAAATACTATAGTTGCTGGTTTTTGCTTTTTATAATTTTCTTGGGACAATAATGTTGTATTGATCTTCTAAGGTATCGAGTATATGATTATGGTTAAGTCTAGTGGGTTCTACGGTAACAAATTCACCTAGAGCAAAAAGTTCCCTAGGATTTTCAATTACTGTTGGTTGCTCTAAAGACTCATATGGTTGAAACTTTGTATAAACATTTTTTCCGCGGTTAGTGCCTTCTGTCATTGGATTTATAGGTCTATATGCAACTTTGAATGACTCTGTAGCTTCAATAACTGTTTCAACAGTTATTTCTTCTAAATTATTAATAAGATTTAAAATACTATTAGGCACAGTGTTATCTATTATCATACAATTTGCAACATGCTCTCCTTTACCAAACCCTCTTGCAACGGTTAGGATATCCTTAGCAGTAAAGATATCGGTAAAATCCTGTGCGGTATTTCCAGTTCTTCTTCCAAAGCAAATACTTACACCAACGTAAGGGGCAATAGCAGTTTCTGCCCATTGATTTGCCCATTTAGTAGCTTCTAAAGTCATTCTTTCAAAAGCTTCTGTACCAAATTCTTCTAGAAATCTAACGTGACCATACCAATTTCCGAAATAGTCTGCATTAGTCAACTTTGCAGATATTTTTATTGGTTCTCCTTTAGACAATTCAATAATTACGTCTGTTTTATTACTTCTATTTACACTACCGATTCCCCTACATGAGATTATTTCAGAGGAGGGAACAATCCCTTCTTTAATCATCCATTCAGGTAAATCATTTGGTAAACTTTCACCTATATGATTATTAACCATTTCCACTAAATCATTTTCAAATTTATCAGATTTTTTTGACATGTTAATCCCCCTTAACAGTTTCCATAATATCTTCAATACCGCAGTCTAAAACACTACAAATCTTCAACAGCACATCTGTTGTGACATTTTCACCTTTTCCTAATTTAGCAAGAGAGGAAGAACTGATACCAGATTCTTCTCTCAATTTAGTTTTAGACCAACCTATATCAATGAGTCGTTTCCATAATTTGTTGTAGCTTATTTTAAGATTCATTTTCATTCGCTCCCTTACTCCAAGAAATACCGAATAATTCATTACCATTATCTGATAGTCGTAATACAGTATTATCTTTTAATACTTTTTCAGTTTCTGATCCATAAGATGCGGTCTTATCAATTGCAATAAATACTTGTTTACCAAGTTTAGCTGTTTGTGTGTATAGTTTTACTAGTCCAGCTATTGCTTGATCACTTATATTTTTAAATAACAATGAGTCATGCGCTAACATTGGTAAATTTGTTAAGTATAGTATTGCTAAATCAAGCACAAGTACACCCTTAAATTTTGTACCAGTTCCATCGTCATCTGGTGTATGGAACGAATAGCTGTTGTATGCTTTTAATGTAATTTGAGGTGACTTACGAACATCAGGGTAGAGTACATCATTGAATTCACGCATTTTAGCGTTTATTATACTTTGAAGTTCTACCAATATTTCTTCAATACTACGCTTCAAGTCTTTGTCAGCATCCAGTTTGATTTTATTTAATTTGTTTTCATCAAGATAGGCTTTGTTTTGTTCTTTCAAGGCATTAATAGTAGATGTTAATTCTGTGTATTTATCTAAGAAATCAGCTGATAAATGTGTCGAAGCTCCAATTTCACTAAGTTGTATATTTGTGTTCTGTAAGACATCTTCAATTTGTTTCAACTCGTGTGTAAGCTGTTCTTTTTCATTACTGAATTCTGAGTCCAAAATTTTTGCTAACTTTTTATGGTACTTCTCAATCTCGAAAATTTTTTTAACTTCTACACTAGGGAAAAATTCCTGTAAGGAAGAAACATCGGCTTCAGTAGGGTAGAGACCATACTCTAAACTAATATCAAGTAACTTTAATCTTCGTTGTTTGTCTAGCATGAGTTTTTCAAGTTCTAACTTTTGATTTTTTAACTTAATCTTTTGCTTACTGTTTTCTAAATCTTGAGAATTTATTCTTAGATTTTCTTCATCCTCTTGTAATTGTGATAGCTGATATTCAAGCTCTTTTATTCTTGCTGCGTTTAATTCAAATTGTTTTTGACCACCAATTAGATTTGATATGAAGTTATATTTTCTAGCTTCTTTAAATGCCTTTAATTTGTTTTTGCTTTCTGTTAATTTTTCGCGATAGATTTCAATATCGTCATAATAATCAAAAAGTTGAATTAGTGTTGTCAGAGCCCCCTCTGATGATTGACTGCTATAAACCTTTAATGGATAGTCTAGATCTTGATTGGATTTACCAGCAATTCTAAAAAATCCACTAACCCCAAGTCTAAAAGATAAACCTTTATTGTTTAAATCGTATTTATCTTTTAAAAAATCCATATAATCGTCTTTGGTATGTGTTTTATCAATGACATCGTATCCATTTTTGTATTCAATAATTTTTTCTGAGTTTTCCGTATCTCTTGAAAAATAGTAAGTTTTATCGAATTTAAAAGAAAAGTAAATGGGATGATCCCCGACCTTTTTGACAGCAACAGATTTCAAATAACTAGTGCCACCAAAAATGAAATCAATCGCTAGCAAAGTAGAGGACTTTCCAATTGAGTTATCGGCATTATCCATTCCCATTACGACATTAAGTCCTAAATGGAATTTAATAGGTTCTCTAATTTCACCTTCTTTTTTAAAGGCAGGAGACCACATTTCTATAAGCATATTTTTACCTCCCCTGAATCAGACATCTCGATTGCATTTAGAGCATATAAACAATCCATTATAGATAAAAAGTCTGTTGGCTCTTTCAGGTATTTAGAAATTGCTCTAAATAACGTCACTACATGGTTGTTTCCATTTTTTATTTCCTCTAGTACCAATGGAAGGTAAAACAATGTGCTGTTTTTATAAGAGTATAGTTTATTTGGTAATTGCATTACTCTAACACCTCACATTTCTGAATAAAGAAAGAAACAATCATTTGGCAAAAGTATATGTCCTGCAATGTTGCATGATGTATTTTCTCAGAGATAGTATTGAAAATTTCAAGACTATCTTTATTTGATTTTTTGAGTTTTTTGTACATACTCCTCATTTGATTTTGAATTTCAATATAATCAATTTTTCCTCGCTTATCTAAACTAACGAGAATTTTATCAAGTGTCACATAGTTATCAATTACTTGATTTTTCACAGTGTTATATAAAGTTCTATTTTGGTCAATCGCTATCTTATCGGTTAATTCTTTAGGATCAAACGAAATGTCGTAGTCGTCGTATTTTAATTTATTCATCCGGATTAGAACTTCTGTTATTCCTTCATCGAGTTGTATTGCGGATAGTGTTTGTTGAGAAATGTTATTAGATGCCAGAATTCTTTTTATATTAGCCAATTGTTTGGTGATACTTTTTCTTTTATCTGATTGATAAGTCAAAAAACAATCGGGACATAAAGTAATTAAATTGGATACATCTGTACCTTTAGATTTATCAATCATTGAAATTTCATAATTCGCATAATCTAATCCATTATTTGTTTTTATTAAAAGGGAATCACAAGATGGGAATGCACACCTATTGTTTGATTCAACTAGTAAAAATCTCCCATGTTTCTTTTTAAGAGCTGATGACTGTGAACGAAGATTATTCTTCTGAATCGCATCTGCTGGAGATACTCCTGCTCTTTGTCTAATAATATCGGCGAAAATTTGAGGGACTCTAGTTGCGACATTATCAGTGTCAATATCAGGAAAATATCCTGACATTTCATCAGCCAATGATTCAATACAGTCAAATCCTCTAGACTCAATAGATAGTTCCATATTTTCAGTATTTAAGTTGTATAGAAGTTGCGTTGCCATTTTTTTACTGAAACTTCTATTTGGCTTTGTATAACTAATTAGAGTTGAATCGGCTTTATCACTCGCAATTCCAATTCGAGATAAAAAAGAATCACAATCTTCTTCAGTAATCATTTCAATGAGCTCTCTAAAAAATATTGGAACAGTAGCTCCATTTGATAAATGTCTTTTTAAGATTTTGAACAATGTAGGAAAATCCAAATATATGCCTCCTTTCAAATTTTGTACCAACTTGTACCATCATGTACAAAAGTGTCCCTATTTGAAAAGAGGCCTTTATTATAATGATGACAGATCCAATTGATAAATATTTCGTAAATTAATTATATCACGAGCAGTTATCTTGGGTCAAAAAAGATATTTGCGAATCTATATATGATATTCGCAAAAACAAATACAAAATCTCATAAAAAGTTCAAGTAGGCCTACAAGAACGGACGAGATGCAAAAGTGAATTTAGAAATTACCAACTATATAGATGAAGTAAGTAGTAGTCTAGGTAATTTTGAAATTTCAATGCACCGACCGTATTTTGTTGCGCCTATTTGATGCCAACTTCTAAAACTGTGGTGTGTTGAAATACCACAGTTCTTTTTGTTTCTCGTCCTTTGAGTAGGAAGGTTGAAACAGAAATTATGAAGATTAAATGGCAAGACAACAACAAAAAAGTAGAACTAGACGTGGAATTAGATGAATTAAAAGGGTGGCTAAAGATTGATGTGATTGAAGATGAATCAGAAGAAGAACTGCAAGAACGAATTCAAGAAGCAATTAACGAAAAATACAATAAACCAGATTACAACAACTGGCACAGACACAATCGTCATGTAGGTTATTCCAAAAAAGTATCTGAAGATGGAGACGATTATTTTGGTCACTTCAAAGAACCGTTAATAACTGAAGTTGAAGATAGCACTATCTTTTATAAAGACGAGATTGAGAGAAGTCATCAAGAAGAATTGGAAAATTGCTATAGGTTTCTAACTAAGCACATTAATAAACAAGAGCTTGTTGATTTGTTTACTAAGGTTGTTTTTGAAGGATACACGCTTAGAGAAATTGCGATACTTCAAAATCCAAGACCAGAAGGGATGAGCGAGAAAGAATACAAGAAGCTAATCGCAAAAGTAGAAAACAATCTCTCTCATAAATTAGTAAGGGTTCGAAAAAAATTAGAAAAAATAATTTTAGAAACGTCCGATTTTGATGTCTCTCGTGGCTACCTAGTAGAGGATAACTCCTCTAGAAATTTATAGGAGGTCATTAGGATGACGAAAATTCAAATTTTTTCAAACGATGAGTTTGGCAAGGTAAGGACCATTATGGTTAAAGGAAATCCAATGTTTATTGGAAAAGATGTAGCAGAGATTCTAGGATACTCGAATACTAGAAAAGCCTTATTAGACCATGTTGATGAAGAGGACAAGGGGGTAACGAAATGTGACACCCTTGGCGGAGTACAAGAATTAACAGTTATCAACGAATCAGGACTGTACAGTTTAATTCTTTCTAGCCACATGCCAAAAGCAAAAGCATTTAAAAGGTGGGTTACAACAGAAGTATTACCTTCTATTCGTAAAACAGGTATGTATGCGACTGATTATCTACTCGATAATCCAGACATTGCCATTGCAGCATTTACGGCATTAAAAGAAGAAAGGGAAAGAAACAAGACTCTGACTAAGACTATTGCCATTCAAAATCAACAGATTGTTGAGATGAAACCAAAGGCTTCATATTATGATGTCATTTTAAGTAGTAATAATGCGATTCCCATGCGTACCCTTGCCAAAGATTATGGCAAATCAGCACAGTGGATGAATGCCAAACTGCATGATCTAGGTGTTCAGTTCAAGCAAGGTGATACGTGGCTACTTTATCAAAAATTTGCAGCACTTGGTTATACCAACACAAAAACACATTCATTTACTCATCATGATGGCAGTCAAGGTGCAAAGGTTCATACCTATTGGACACAAAAAGGACGATTGTTTATTTATCAGTTACTAAAGTCAAATAATATCTTACCGCTTATGGAACAGGAGGCTTTCGATGAGTAAATCCATTAAAAAAATCATTAGTGAAAAACAACATCAGTTCAAACCGATAGTTTATATCTGTGCTCCATTTAGTGGTGATACGACCTTTAATACCAAACAAGCAGTTAAGTATGCGAAGTTTGCTTATGAGAATGGTGCAATACCACTTACACCACATCTACTATTTCCATTTTTAGATGACGGAAGTTTAGCAGACAGGCAGTCTGCATTATCTATGGATAAGATTTTTCTAGGGAAATGTCAAGAAGTCTGGGTGTTTGGAGATACGATAACAGATGGGATGCACCAAGAATTAGAAATATCTAAAAGAAGACGTCAACCGATTAGATACTTTACAACAGAGTGTAAGGAGGAAACAACGTGCAGCTAACAATGTATAACTCAAACAGTAAGGGCAATGCTAAAAATTGTATCTATCCGAATAAACACACTATCACAAACGAAAAAGAGCTCATGGACGTGGTCAGTTTTGACCATGTCTGTGCGAGCTTTAAAAATAATTATCGAAACAAAGATAACTTTTTAGAGTGCAACTGTGATGTGTTTGATTGTGATAATGACCATAGTGATGATCCCTCAGACTGGATCTATCCTGAAGATTATGAGTTCTTATTAGAAGGGGCAAGTTTTGCAGTAGTGCCTAGTCGTAATGATGGCAAAGTAAAAAACGGTAAATCTGCCAGACCAAGACATCATTTATATCTTCCTCATCGCATTTTTCACTCTGCTAATGAGTGTGAGGCTTTCAAGCAAAAAGTCTATGAGCGATTTCCTTTTTTAGATGGCAATGCACTGGATGCTGCAAGGTTTATCTTTGGTCATGCTGTTAGTGAGATGATGTGGTTTGAAGGTAGTGTAGATATTGAAGATGTTATCAGCTCAGATGAACCTGATTTGTTTGCGCAATTAGATGAAGAATCGGCTACTATACAATCTGGTTCAAGAAATGCAACGATGAGCCATATTGCTGGGAAACTTATAAAGCGATATGGCAATACCGATGAATGTTTTGAACTATTTATGAAAGAGTCAGAAAAGTGCAGTCCGCCGCTTAGTGATAGTGAACTTAAAACAATATGGCTTAGTGCGTGTAAGTTTGGAAGTAAAGTATCAAAGCAAGCTGGATATATTGACCCTGAATTATACAATCAAGAATTAAAGCTAATGCCTAATGATTTTTCTGATGTGGGGCAAGCGTATGTACTTTCTAAAGAATATGCTGACAGAATAAAATACTCTCCAGCAACAGAATATTTAGTTTATAACGGCAGTTTTTGGGAGGAGTCTTTACCTAATGCACAAGCCTTATCTCAAGAGTTAACAGAAAAACAACTAGAAGAAGCTGAAGTTGAAATTCAAAAATGCATGAAAGAATTAAATAGTTTAGGTGCGATGACACTTATCTTATCACTTGGTGAGAAAAAAGCTGTGGACCAATTTAATGATAAGCAAAAAAGAGTGTTCGAAAAGTATAAGAACGCACTGACTTATCAAAAGTATGCGATTAAAAGAAGAGATAGTAAGTATATTTGGTCTACGCTTAAAGAAGTACGACCACTTGTTCAAATCGAACCTGTCATGTTAGATAAAAACGAGTTTTTGCTTAATACTCCAATTGGAACGATAAATTTAATCAATGGAGATTTACAGGCTCATAACTATCAAGATTTTATTACAAAACAAACAAGTGTAGCACCAAGCAATAAAGGGATGGATATTTGGAAGGACGCGCTAAATACATTTTTTAGGAATAACCAAGAGCTAATAGATTATGTTAAACAGATTGTCGGACTAGCTAGTGTAGGTAAAGTTTATGTTGAAGCACTCATTATTGCTTATGGAGAAGGCAGGAACGGGAAGTCTACCTTTTGGAACGTGATTGCTAGAGTGCTTGGAACGTATAGTGGCAATATCTCTGCTGATATGTTGACCGTTGGATGTAGACGAAATGTAAAACCAGAACTTGCAGAGGCGAAAGGGAAAAGACTACTCATTGCTGCAGAGCTTGAAGAAGGAATGCGCATGAACACATCTAATGTAAAACAGCTTTGTTCAACGGATGAGATTTTTGCGGAAAAGAAATTCAAATCGCCATTTAGTTATGTACCTACTCATACATTAGTTCTTTATACCAATCATCTACCGAGAGTTGGAGCACTAGATAAAGGAACTTGGAGAAGGTTAATCGTTATACCGTTTAATGCCAAGATTGAAGGGTCGAGCGATATTAAAAATTATGCCGATTACTTATATGAAGAATGTGGTGGTGCGATTTTAAGTTGGATCATTGAAGGGGCGAAATCAGTCATCAAATCTAACTTTAAAATTCAAAAACCACAAGTGGTGGAAGATGCCATTAAAGTTTATAAGGAAAATAATGACTGGCTTAATCACTTCATTGAAGAGTGCTGTGAGGTGGATGTTTCAGCCACAGAAAAGAGTGGTGAGCTATATAGTGAGTACCGAGCATTTTGTTTGCGAAATGGTGAGTTTACTCGTGGTACGGCAGACTTTTATGCTGCACTTGAAAATGCAGATTTTAAGCGTAAGAAGAATATGAAGGGTTCTTTTGTGTATGGACTTAAATTGAAATCGGAATTTGAATGATGGTGTATGACGCTCATTTCAGTAGATTTTGAATATTTGTATTTTAAGTTGAAATCAAAAAAATACTGTAATTGACTGTCATAAATAGAAATATGACGGTATATGATAGTCTATTACATAACCTTATATAGGAATAGAAAAAATAAAGTATATATATTATATAGGTAAATAGGTATCATAGCCTGTCATAGGTTAGGAGATTACTATGTTAGAAAAAGAAATTGAAAGACAGTTAGTCAAAAGCGTAAAAGCTAAAAATGGCTTATGTTTAAAGTTTAATTGTTTAAGCATGAATGGTGTTCCAGATAGAATCATTTTGATGCCATTCGGGAAGTTTTGCTTTGTAGAAGTTAAGGCTCCTGGTAAAAAGTTAAGACCGTTACAGATGAAACGTAAAAAGCAGTTTGAATCGCTAGGCTTTGATGTCTATGTTATTGATGACATCACACGCATTGATGAATTGGTAGAGAGGTTAACAGCATGACAAGAAAAATAAGGGAAGGAGGTGTCGCCGAGTGAAGTTCAATCCACATAACTATCAAGCACATTCAATCAATCACATCGTAAAGAATGAAATGTCAGCATTATTTTTGGATATGGGCTTGGGCTGAGGGCAAAACAGTCATTACCTTATCAGCAATCAACGATTTAATGTTTGATTACTTTGATGTAAGTAAAGCACTAATCATTGGACCTCTTAGAGTAGCGTCTGAAACTTGGCCATCAGAAATTAAAAAATGGAGTCATCTCAAAGACTTAAAGTATTCTGTGGTAATTGGAACAGAGAAAGAAAGACTAACAGCATTAAAGATAAAAGCTGATATCTATATCATTAACCGAGAAAATGTTGACTGGCTAATTAATAAAAGTGGATGCCCATTTAATTTTGATATGGTTGTGATTGATGAGCTTAGTTCTTTTAAGTCTTATCAAAGTAAGAGGGTTAAAAGTTTACTTAAAGTCAGACCAAAGATAAAACGCATTGTTGGACTTACTGGAACACCAAGTAGTAATGGCTTAATGGATTTATGGGCTCAGTTTAGAATACTAGACTTTGGAGAAAGGCTTGGTCGATATATTAGTCATTACAGGAACACCTACTTTGTACCAGATAAGCGAAATGGAATGATCGTGTATTCCTATAAACCGCAAGCAAATGCTGAAGAGAGAATATATAAGAAAATTGAAGATATTACGATATCTATGAAAGCAAAAGACTACCTAAAGCTTCCTGAATGTATCATGAATGAAGTGGAAGTAAAACTTGATAAGAAAGAAAAGAAAGTCTACGACACATTAAAAGAAGAGATGATTGTATCCATCAAGGATACAGAAATTGATGCGATTAATGCGGCAAGTCTTTCAAATAAACTTCTTCAAATGGCAAATGGAACAGTCTATGATGAAAACAAAAACGCCCATACTATTCATGATAAGAAATTAGATGCACTTGAAGATTTAATTGAAGGTGCCAATGGTAAACCAGTCCTTGTAGCCTATTGGTTTCAAAGTGATAGAGATAGAATCATGAAAAGATTTAATGTTCGAGAAATCAAAACAAGTGAAGATATAGATCATTGGAATAAAGGAGATATACCCGTTGCACTCATTCATCCAGCAAGTGCAGGTCATGGACTGAATTTACAACAAGGTGGCTCGACACTGATTTGGTACTCGCTGACTTGGAGTTTAGAACTCTATCAACAAACCAATGCCAGACTTCATAGACAAGGACAAAAAGATACTGTGGTGATCCATCACATCTTAACCAAAGGAACGATTGACTTTGATGTGATGAAGGCACTAAAGAAAAAAGATAAAATACAATCGGCTTTAATGGAAGCAGTTAAAGCAAATCTTGAGTAGAGGTTCTAGAGAGAACTTACCTCAGAAATCTTGGAGGTAAGAGATGACATCAAAAGAATTTTTTAGATACTTAAAACAATTAGAAAACCAAATCGAATCAAAAAGCTATATGGCACAAACCTATAGAACACTTGCAGAAGGTTTAAGTTCACCCATATATTCTGATATGCCTATAAAGGCAAGTAGAGAACTAGAACCCATGGCAAAAGCATTAACCAAAGCATTAGAAATTGAAGATGAGATAAAAGAACTAAAATTTGAACTTGCCAGTCAAAAAGCAAAAGGGATGGATGCAATATCAATGCTTGAGAAAGAGTATCAGATATTACTGATAAAAAGATACTTTGAAAAGAAGTCGTGGGGACAGATTGCAGCAAGTATGTATTATTCAGAACGATGGATATATAAGCTACATGGACTAGCACTAAAAGATTTGGATCAATTGTTCAGTTGAGTTCAGTTAAGTGCAGTCGAGTTCACTAGTATTCAGTAAGGACGCTATGATAGACTATAATTGTGAAAAAGTATAATTAAAACAACGCTCTGGTGGAGAAATCCGTCAGGGCTTTTTAATTGGAGGAAGTTATGCCAACTAAACCTAAACGAGCATGTTCCTATCCAATGTGTCCAAAATTAACCGATGGACGATTTTGTGAGGAACATCAAAAAAGAGAAAACAAACGATACGAACAGTATGATAGAAACCCAATCGTGAGAAAAAGATATGGAAGTGAGTGGCGTAAAGTCCGTGCAAAGTATGTAAGAACTCATCCTTATTGCGAACTGTGTTTTAAGGAAGGTAGGATGAAACTCGTTGAAGAAGTGCATCATAAAGTTCCTTTATCAGAAGGTGGCACACATGATGAAGATAATCTCATTTCTCTTTGTCAAAGCTGTCATGCAAGAATTCACGCCAAAGATGGTAGTCGTTGGAACAAAAAGAAATAGGGGTAGGGGGATAACAATCTCTAAACTAGATCCCAAAGGATAACGGGCGCCTCCCTTCACGCACAAAAAGAGCGAAATCAAAAGGGTAATAGGGAAAATCAAACAAAAATATTTTCAGAACGGAGGTGTTTTATGCCGACTAAATCAAACAATACTGGCGGTCGTGGAGGCAAACGAGCTGGTGCAGGACGAAAGAAAAAATCAAATATTGAGAAAGTGCAAACTGGTAATCCGGGTGGACGCACATTAAGTATGTTGGATATTCCACATATGGAAGGTGTTGAAATGCCAACTCCAAATGACTATTTATCACGAGACCAAAAAGACGGTTCAGTTTTACAAGCAAAAGAAATCTACGAAGAAACGTGGCAGTGGTTGGATAATTTAAATGTATCGCAACTAGTTCATCCGAATTTAATCGAACGCTACGCCATGAGTTCAGCAAGATGGATTCAATGCGAAGAGATAACAAGTAAACTAGGATTTTTGTCTAAACATCCAACTACAGGGAATCCTATACCGTCACCATTTATCAACATTGGAATAAATTATATGAATCAATCTTTAAAACTATGGAATGAGATATTCCAAATTGTAAAAGAAAACTGTAGTAAAGAATTTGAGGGTTTAATGCCACAAGATGATATGATGGAGCGATTACTTCGTTCTAGGAAAGGAATATAAATATGATTGAAAAAGTAAACCCACAGCACCCTGATAAAATCGCAGATAGAATTGCAGGAGCAATTGTGGACTTAGCCTATACAAAAGAAGAACAACCAAAAGTTGCCGTTGAAGTATTAATCGGACACAGAAAATGTATTGTCATTATTGAAACGACAAGTCAATTAAAGAAAAAAGAAATTGTGACAATAATTGAAAGAATTGCAGGTAAGATGAAATGTGATATCACAATTGAAAAGCAAGATGTACATTTATCTAATAACCAAGAAGGAAAAATTAGATGTGGTGATAACGGCATATTTAAAGGTATGCCTGTAACAGATGAACAGAAAAAATTATCTGAAATCGCAAGAAATATTTACAGACAATATCCATTTGATGGTAAATATATTTTAGACGGAGAAAAATTAATCATCTGTCAAAGTAATGCCTATCAACAGTTTTTACAGAGCCAATTTCCTAATGCAATCATTAACCCATTAGGTGGTTGGACAGGAGGAACGGACGTAGATACGGGTGCTACTAATCGAAAACTAGGCAGTGATATGGCTGATAGTGTAACGGGTGGTGGTTTACATGGTAAAGACTTATCTAAAGCAGATGTGTCAGTTAACATTTATGCCTTTTTAAGATCGCAACAAGTAAAAGAACCTGTGCAGTTTTCATGTGCGATTGGTGATGAAACAATAGACGGAATTCCTTATGAAGATATCGTAAAAATTGCAAAAGAATATATAGACTCCATTGGTGGTTTTGAGAAACTAGCCGAGTGGGGTCTTTTTTAGAGGTGTGAAATGAAAAAAGAAGCACAGTATTATTTAGCCAATATCAATGAACTCATTCCATATGTGAATAATGCGAGGACACATTCAGATACACAAATTGCACAAATCGCAGCTAGTATAAAAGAGTTTGGTTTTTTAAATCCAGTAATTGTATCAAGTGACAATACTATTTTATGTGGACATGGTCGTTACTATGCAGCCCAAAAGTTAGGGCTTGAAAAGATACCCTGTATTAAAGAAGAACACCTAACTGAGGTACAAAAGAAAGCATATATTATTGCAGATAATAAACTCGCATTAAATGCAGGTTGGGATAATGATTTGCTAACCATTGAGTTATCTGATTTACAAGGTGTGGACTTTGATTTAGATTTACTTGGATTTGACGATAAGGAATTATCTAAACTTTTTGATGAAACAAAAGATATTGAAGATGATGACTTTGATGTAGAAGAAGAATTGAAAAAGCCAGCAATCACTCAAACAGGAGATATTTGGCATTTAGGTAAACATACACTCATTTGTGGTGATTCAACTAAGGAAGAAACTTATAAGAAACTACTAGGGGATACAAAAGTAAACCTAGTCGTTACTGACCCTCCATACAACGTGAACTATGAAGGAAGTGCTGGGAAAATTAAAAATGATGATATGGAAGATAGTGCCTTCTATCATTTCTTACTAGATGCATTCAAGCAAACAGAAAAGGTAATGGCACAAGATTCTAGTATTTATGTATTTCATGCTGATACGGAAGGATATAATTTTAGAAAAGCATTTAAAGATGCGGGATTTTATCTATCTGGTACTTGTATTTGGAAAAAGCAATCACTCGTTTTAGGTAGAAGTCCTTATCAGTGGCAACATGAACCAATATTATTTGGTTGGAAACAAAAGGGTAAACATCAATGGTATACAGGGAGAAAGGAATCTACCATTTGGGAATTTGATAAACCAAAGAAAAATACAGACCATCCAACAATGAAACCATTAGACTTGATTGCTTATCCAATCAAAAACTCAAGTATGACCAACAGCGTTGTTCTTGATATGTTTGGTGGTAGTGGTTCTACATTACTTGCAAGCGATCAGCTTGATAGAATTTGTTACACCATTGAATTGGATGAGAAATTCTGTGATGTTATCGTCAAAAGATATATTGAACAAGTAGGTAATTCTAGTGATGTTTATGTCATTCGAGATGGGAAAAAGCTAGGTTTTGAAAAAGTGGGTGGAACTCATGTTGACAATGGGTAGTTTATTTTCAGGTTCTGGTGGTTTTGAGTTAGCATCAAAGTTAGTCGGTATAAAACCTATTTGGAATAGTGAAGTAGAACCATTTCCAATTTTAGTGACAAGGAAGAATTTGCCAGAAGTAAAACATTTAGGAAATATCCAAAAAATAAATGGCAAAGACATACCACCAGTAGATATCATTACGTTTGGTAGTCCTTGTCAAGATTTATCTATTGCAGGAAAAAGACAAGGGTTAGATGGTAAAAAGTCTAACCTTTTTTATGAAGCAATACGAGTAATAAAAGAAATGAGGGAGGAAACGAATGGAGAGTATCCAAGATATATCATTTGGGAAAATGTACCAGGAGCCTTCTCAAGCAACAAAGGAGAAGACTTTAGATGTGTGCTTGAAGCAATCTGCAAAATTAAAGAAACACAGACATCTATCCCTAGACCTACAAAATGGACCAACAGTGGAGAGATTGTGGGTCGAACATTCTCTCTTGCATGGCGAGTTCTTGATGCTAGGTATTTTGGAGTTCCCCAAAGAAGAAAAAGAATCTTCCTTGTCACAGATTTTAATGGCAAATGTGCCAGTGAAATATTATTTGACAAAGAAAGCCTGCCAGGGAATATTGAAGAGAGCACGTCTGAGAGGGAAACAACTACCACAAGAATTGGAAGAGGCACTACAATCTGCTTAAATGACCAAGGTGGAGAAAGAATGGATGTGACAGAAGATTTTACTTCAACACTTCGTGCCAAAGGGAATCGAGCACCTTATGTATTTGAAAATCACGGACAAGACTCAAGATTTAAAGGACCGTTAGATATTAGCCCTACAATTGGAGCTAATCTTGGTTTAGGGGGGAATAATCAACCATTGGTAGTTAATACTAAAACTTACGACATTCGACTTACAAGCGAAAACACACGCAACGTAAGGGCAAATATTTACGAAACCAATCTCTCTAGAACGATTGATACTGGTGGAAATAACCCAGATAGAAATCAAGGTGGATTAGCTGTGGTTTATTCTACAAGTAAAAATTCACACCATACAAGTGTTAATGTTGATGAAGTAGGTACATTAGTTTCTAGTGACTATAAAGATCCACCTACCGTAATGGATAGAAACCTAAAAGTTAGAAGATTAACACCACTTGAATGTGGCAGGCTTCAAGGTTTTCCAGATGAGTGGTGTAGTGACTTAAACATTACAAATCCAACTGAAGGTGAGTTGAAATTTTGGAGAGAAGTTTTTGAAGAACATCGTATCATTATTGGAAAAATGAAATCTAAATCGGATAAGCAAATAATAAAATGGTTATCCAATCCTTATTCAGATACAGCAGAATATAAGATGTGGGGTAATGGTGTGGCACTTCCTTGTGTTCAATATATTATGAAAAAAATCGCAAAAATAACTTGATATATAATTGGTTTAGAGTGATATATAGTGTAACGAAAAACAAAGGAGTACACTAAAATGAAAATGAGAAAAAGCCTATATAAGATTGCAGAAAAAAACTTACTTGCTGTAGAACAAAGAGGAGATTTAGAAACACGCTACAATGATTCTGAAGATTTCTTGGATGTTGCGGTTTGGACGCTACAAAAAATGTTAGAAGAAGCATACGAACTTGGAAAAAAACAAGGTGAAAAACAATGCAAGAAAAACTAAAACAGCTTCGCACTGAGTACCCAAGTGGTACTCGTGTGAAATTAGTCAAAATGGATGATGAACAAGCTCCACCAATTGGTAGTTTAGGGACTGTAATTGGAGTTGATGATTTATGTTCTATACTTGTAAGATGGGATAATGGCAGTCGATTAAGTATCGTTCTAGACGTTGATAAATGTGTCAAGGTTCAAGATGACATTATTCGACAAATTATAAAAGTTAGAGATACAGGATTAACGAATATGTTTGATACCAATTCCGTGCAGAGAATTGCTTATGAAATGGGTTTATATGAATTGGTTATGTTTATCGAAGATGATAAAAAAGCCTATATAAATATCATCATAAATGGTAAAAAATAACTTGATAATTATTCGCTTTAGAGTGATATATAGTGTAACGAAATTAAAGCGAGGATAATAAACATGACACGATTTGAAAAAGATTATGTAAGCATTCTGACAGATCCATTTTTCGCAATAGAGATTTTAGAAGAAAGAAAAAAAGAAATCAAAATATTAAATGATAAAAGAAACTGGTGTAAAAATGGTTTTAGATGGCAATGTATCACTCAAGAAATAGAAAAACTTGAAAAAGAGTACAACATACTGGATGAATTAATTTAGGGCATTAAGCTCTTTTTTTGTTGGGAGGGAATTAAGTGAAATATAAACCAAGTCAGTTTAAACAAAAAACATCTAAATATAACAAAGAATTAGCTGACTATGCAGTAAATTTTATTGAATGCCTATCCCATACAAAAGGAACATGGGCAGGCAAGCCATTTAAATTATTAAATTGGCAAGAACAAATCATTAGAGATTTATTTGGCATTGTAAAACCAGATGGGTATCGACAGTTTAATACGGCATATATTGAAATACCTAAGAAGATGGGCAAATCTGAACTCGCAGCTGCAGTGGCACTACTGCTATGTTGTGGAGATTTTGAAGAACGTGCTGAAGTGTATGGCTGTGCGGCAGATAGACAACAAGCAAGTATCGTATTTGAAGTTGCTGCGGATATGGTTAGGATGTGTCCTGCATTAAATAAACGAGTAAAGATTTTAGCCTCGCAAAAACGGATTGTGTATTTACCAACGAATAGTTTTTATCAAGTCTTATCGGCTGAGGCATATTCAAAACATGGTTTTAACATTCATGGGGTTGTGTTTGATGAGTTACATACACAACCTAACAGAAAACTGTTTGATGTGATGACAAAAGGAAGTGGGGATGCTAGAACACAGCCTTTATATTTTTTAATCACAACAGCAGGAACAGATACAAATTCGATATGTTATGAAACACACCAAAAAGCAAAAGATATACTAGAGGGTAGAAAAGTAGACCCAACTTTTTATCCTGTCATTTATGGTGCTGATGAGAGTGATGATTGGACAGATCCAAAAGTATGGAAAAAAGCTAATCCCTCTCTAGGAGTAACCGTACCAATTGAGAAAGTGAAAATGGCGTGTGAATCAGCGAAACAAAATCCAGGAGAAGAGAATGCCTTTAGACAATTGCGACTCAATCAATGGGTAAAACAAGCAGTACGTTGGATGCCTATGGAAAAGTGGGATGCTTGTTCCTTTGCAGTAAATGAAGATGAACTTGAAGGAAGAGTATGCTATGGAGGTCTTGACCTATCATCTACAACAGACATTACAGCCTTTGTTTTAGTTTTTCCACCGATAGATGAAGAAGATAAATTTGTGATACTTCCATATTTTTGGTTGCCGGAAGAAACACTGGAGTTAAGGGTTAAACGAGACCATGTTCCCTATGACATTTGGGAAAGACAAGGGTATATCCAAACCACAGAAGGAAATGTTGTTCACTATGGATATATAGAAACATTCATAGAAAAATTAGGTGAAAGGTTCAATATTAGAGAAATTGCCTTTGATAGATGGGGAGCTGTTCAAATGGTTCAAAACTTAGAAGGAATGGGTTTTGCAGTTGTACCGTTTGGTCAGGGGTTTAAGGATATGAGTCCACCTACAAAAGAATTGATGAAACTAACGCTTGAGAAAAAAATTGCTCACGGGGGGCATCCAGTACTTAGGTGGAATATGGATAACATTTTCATACGAACAGACCCTGCAGGTAACATCAAAGCCGATAAGGAAAAATCAACGGAGAAAATTGATGGTGCTATCGCTACAATTATGGCACTTGATAGGGCGATTAGGTGTGGTAATCAAAACACAGAGAGTGTATATGACAGCAGAGGTATTTTGTTTATGTGAAATTTATCATTCCGTTATAGCAGATAATATTGTTCCATATATAAGGTATCGTTCCACAAACTAGTATTATTCCGATAAACGGTATACGTTATTCCTATTTCGTTGATATTGTTCCGATAAGATGGTATAATATGAAAGAATGGAGGAACGATTTATGTACATTACAGTGAAACAAGCGGCTGAAAAATGGGGCATATCCGACAGAAGAGTAAGAATTTTGTGTTCAGAAGGGAAGATTCCCGGTGCATATCAAGAAGGAAGAGCTTGGAAAATACCTTATGATGCAACAAAGCCGACTGATGGAAGATATAAAATTAAGGAATCACTCATTCCAATTATAGAAGACAAACTAGAAATTCTTAAAAGAAGAAGACCTTTAACAGAAGGAGAGCTAGAAAGATTAAATGAGGAATTCCTAACAGAATACACCTATAATTCAAATGCAATCGAAGGTAATACCTTAACCTTGCGAGAGACAGATATGGTTCTTAGAGGGCTCACTATTGACCAGAAATCATTAAAAGAGCATTTGGAAGTTATTGGACATAAAGACGCCTTTGATTATGTCAGGCAGCTTGTTAGTGAAAACGCCCCAATATCTGAAAAAGTAATAAAGGATATTCACTATCTGGTCTTGGCCGATAAGAAAGAAGATAGGGGCATATATAGAAGAGTTCCAGTTAGGATTATGGGAGCTGCACATGAACCTGTACAGCCATATTTGATTATTCCCAAGATGGAAGAACTACTGGAACAATATGAAAACAGCAAGGGAGATATTGTGACTAAGCTTGCCCGTTTTCATATCGAATTTGAAAGCATACATCCTTTTATCGATGGAAACGGAAGAACCGGAAGACTACTAGTTAACTTAGAACTAATGAAAGCGGGGTATCTACCGATAGATATAAAGTTTACCGATCGCTTGAAATACTATGAAGCCTTTGATGAATATCATGTAAAACATAATATATCTGCAATGGCAGATATGTTTGCAAGATATTTAAATCAGAGACTGGATTTGTATTTGTCTATTTTGGATATGTAAGAATAGCAAGTCGTTAAATAAATTAGAATTTGTGGAGGTGTTAGCTATGGGGCTATTTGAAAAATTAAAAAAGAATAAAAATGCTAAAATTGTAGAGCAGAAATTCCCTTTTTATGATGAGCCAAATACAGCAGCTATTGTATGTAGTCATGTAATAAATAGAGAAGAACCAATTTTATTTGTATCACATGATGAAGATGATGGTATGTGGCAATTCTTATGCGGAAAAACACACGAAGTAGAGGACGCTAAATTAGTTTCTTTACAGTCTGTATTTGAGTTAGATAATTCGATAGGAACTTTGGTAGAAATGCCTTGTGGATATTGTGCAACAAAAGAAAATCAAGAAGCTAAATGGATAATCAGAGAACTTTAAATCCCAGTTTGTAGAACAAAATAGAAATTTAAGTTTAAAGCATCTACTAATAAGAGTAGGTGCTTTTTTGATGTAAAAATTAGGAGGAGTGTGAATGGGAATATTAAGTGGTTTATTTAAATCTAGAGACAAACCGGAAAACAAATTGAGTAATAACAGTTACTCTTTTTTTGTTGGACAATCATCAAGTGGAAAACATGTTAACGAAAAGACAGCAATGCAGATGACAGCTGTTTATTCATGTGTTCGGATATTATCTGAAACACTAGCTAGTTTACCACTGCATATATACGAAATAACAGATTTAGGAAGTAAAAAAGCAACCAAACATAGCCTATATAATATATTGCATAATGAACCAAATAGTGAAATGACCAGTTTTATTTTTAGAGAAACCTTGATGACACATTTATTGTTATGGGGGAATGCTTATGCACAAATTATCCGAAATGGAAAAGGCGATGTTTTAGGGTTATATCCATTAATGCCAGATAAAATGAAGGTCGATCGAGATGAGCATCATACCATTTACTATGAATATTTAACAGGAGAAGGGAGTAAGGTCAGGCTATCATCTCAAGATGTTTTGCATATTCCAGGACTCGGCTTTGATGGTTTAGTAGGATACTCACCCATTGCGATGGCGAAAAATGCAATTGGGATGTCTATGGCTGCCGAAGAATATGGAGCCAAGTTTTTCTCTAATGGTGCTACACCTAGTGGGATTTTAGAACATCCAGGAACAGTTAGAAATGCAGAAAGTTTAAGAGAAAGTTGGACCCGTGGTTTTTCTGGAAACAATACCCATAAGGTGGCGATACTGGAAGAAGGGATGAAGTATACACCGATTTCCATATCTCCAAATGAGGCACAATTTTTAGAAACACGAAAGTTTCAAATCAATGAGATAGCTAGAATTTTTAGGATACCACCTCATATGGTAGGTGATCTTGAAAAGTCTAGCTTTTCTAATATTGAACAACAATCCCTAGAGTTTGTGAAATATACCTTAGACCCATGGGTCATTCGTTTTGAACAAGCCTTCAATAGGCGATTGTTAAAGGATAAAGAAAAGAGTCAATTTTATGTGAAGTTTAATGTGGATGGGCTACTTCGTGGTGATTATCAATCTCGAATGAATGGTTATGCAGTTGGACGTCAAAATGGTTGGATGAGTGCTAACGATATTAGAACTTTAGAAAACCTAGATCGAATACCAACTGAAGAAGGTGGCGACTTGTATTTAGTTAATGGAAATATGTTGCCATTAAAAAATGCAGGCGCATTCGTAAATCTAAATAAGGAGGAAGAAATAAAGAGTGAAGAAATTTTGGAATTGGAAAACAAAGAATAATGATGAACACATTCTTTTTTTGAATGGAACGATTGCTGAAGAGTCTTGGTTTGATGATGATGTCACGCCAAGGCTTTTTAAGTCTGAACTAGAAAATCACAAAGGGGATATTACGGTTTGGATTAACTCTCCCGGTGGGGATTGTATCGCAGCAGCTCAAATTTACAATATGTTAATTGAACACAAAGGAGAAGTGATCGTAAAAATTGATGGTATAGCAGCAAGTGCAGCATCAGTTATTGCGATGGCTGGGACAAAAGTGTTGATGAGTCCAGTCTCTATGATGATGATTCATAATCCAATGACTGTTGCTTTTGGAGATAAAGAACAGATGAAACAAGCGATGGCAATGTTAGATGAAGTCAAAGAATCAATTATGAATGCTTATGAAATCAAGACAGGCTTAGCACGCCAAAAATTGTCCAACATGATGGATAGTGAAACTTGGATGAATGTCCATAAAGCAATTGAATTAGGATTTTGTGACACGTTATTAGAACGAGAAAAAGAAGATGGTACAGATGCACCTGTGTTATCAAATCTCTATTCAAAAGTAATTGTAGAGAATTCATTAAAAAATAAAATTGCAGAGAAAAGTAAGATTAAAGCTAAAACCAATACAGCTAAGTCAGATGACTTACTAGACAGACTCAACTTAATAAAAAATTGGAGGTAATAATGATGAGTAAAATTTTAGAAATGATTGAAAAACGTAATAAAGCTTGGGAAGGTGCAAAAGCTTTTGTTGAATCGAATAAGGATAAAGACGGTCTATTGTCTGAAGAACACACGAAACAATATCAAGAAATGGAAAATAAAGTGTTGAACTTTAGTAAAGAAATCGACCGATTACAACGTGAGGAACAAATGGAGAAAATGATGGAAAAACCAATCAATGCTCCAATTAAAGAAAAACCAAGACAAGACGTTGAGGAGAAAACAGGTCGTGCTCGTAAAGAGTATAAGGAAAGTATGCTTCAAGCGCTACGTACGAACTTTAAACAAGTGTCGAATATTCTACAAGAAGGAGTGGATGCTGATGGTGGGTATTTAGTTCCTGAAGAATATGACGCACGACTAATCTCTGTTTTAGAAGAAGAGAATATCATTCGTAATTTAGCTACTGTCATTACAACTGCAGGTAATCATAAAATTAATATCGCAGGTACTCGTCCAGCAGCAGCATGGATTGACGAAGGGGCAGAATTACAGTTTGGAGATGCAACCTTTAAGCAAATGTTGCTAGATGCGCATAAGTTGCACGTTGCCATTAAAGTGACAGAAGAATTGCTTTATGACAGTGCATTTAATTTAGAAGCATACATTAATGAACAATTTGGTAAAGCACTTGCGAATGCTGAAGAAGATGCTTTCTTAAACGGTGATGGAAACAACAAACCAACAGGTATCTTCCACGAAACCAATGGTGGTACATTCCTTGAGAAAGTTAGTGCGATTAAGTCAGATGACGTCATTAACTTAGTACATGCCTTAAAACGACCTTATCGAAAAAATGCAGTCTTTATTACGAATGATAAGACCATCGCTCAGATTAGAAAATTTAAGGATAGTAATGGGGCATACATTTGGCAACCAAGCTATCAACAAGGTGAGCCTGATAAATTGTTAGGTTATCCTGTTTATACTTCCGCATTTGCACCAGAAAATACGATCGCTTTTGGCGACTTTAGCTATTACAACATTGGGGATCGTGGGGCTCGTTCATTTAAAGCCTTAACTGAATTATTCGCAGGTAATGGGATGATTGGGTATGTGGCAAAAGAACGTGTTGACGGTAAGTTGATTGTCAAAGAAGCCGTACAAATCTTAAGTACACAAGGTTAGAAAAGGAGGGTTAAGCAGTGAGTCTTACGTTAGAAGAAGTTAAACAATATGTCAGAGTAGATTCAAGCGATGATGACGCACTGCTTGAGTCTTTGATGTTGAGTGCGAAACAATTATGTTCGCATATCCTAAGAGTAGATGAAACAGACGAGTTGTTACAAAAAGATGAAGTGAAAATCGCTATGCTTTATGCAATTGCCTATTTATATGAGCATAGAGAAGAAGCAAATCACAAGGATTTAACACTTACCCTTAGAAGTCTACTCTTTGGACTTAGAAAGGTGGAGTTTTAATGAAGGTCAGTTTGTTTAATACAAAAATCACTCTACAAATCTCAAGTGTAGCTATGGATGAAGTGGGCAACCAAATAGAATATTGGCAAGATGCCTATACTTGCTTTGCAAGTGTCAGCCACGAAAGTCCACTGGAAAATACAAGTGCAGGTGCGATGTGGGATAACAGTAAAATAGATTTTACAATTCGTTATTCATCTGAAGTAGCTAAAGTAGATTCACTTACTCACCGAGTGATTTTTGAGGATCAGATATATAACATCAAAGGAATTGACCATATGAATTATAAAAAGAAATCATTGAAAATTCATTGTCAAAGGGTAGAAAGATGAAAATAAAAGTCGATGATTTAGCTAAAACCATTCAAAAAAAACTTGACCAGTATAAAAAGCTAACCAATGAACAAATTAAAGAAACCGTAAGAGAAGTTGGTAAGGAAACAAAAGAATTAATTCAAGCAACTGCGCCAAAGAAAAGTAAGAAATATTCTAAAAGTTGGGCAGTTAAAGTGACAAGAGAATCATCAAACGCTATGAGTGTGATAGTTCATTCAAAAAATAAATACCAACTTACGCATTTACTAGAGTTTGGTCATGCCAAAAGAAATGGTGGACGAACGAAAGCAATACCACATATCGGAGAAGCTGAACAACAATCAATTCAATTATTCGAAGAAAGAGTACAGGAGATATTAAACAATGGCTAATTTAAATACAATCTTAAAACAACTTAATATCCCGTATGCCTATCATCATTTTGCCGAGAGTAAATCGCCTAAGCCACCCTTTGTAGTTTATTTACTACCAAATACGAATCACTTTAAAGCAGATGGGAAGATTCACTTTAAGGTAAGTGTTGTACATTTAGAAATTTATAGCGACAAAAAGGATATTACTTTAGAGCAAAAAGTAGAATCTATACTTGATAAAAATAGTATCGTGTATGAAAAAAGTGAAGTTTGGATAGAGTCAGAAAAACTCTATGAAGTCTTATATACATTTGAAATGGAGGAGAATAAGTTATGGGAAACAAAGTAAAATATAATTTAAAAAATGTTCATGCAGCGAAATTAACGAAAACACCTGAAGGAACATTTAATTACGCAACACCTAAACCAATCCCTGGTGCGGTGAGCATTAGTTTAGAAGCAGAAGGTGAATCAAGTCCGTTTTATGCAGATGGTATTGTTTATTTTAGGTCGACATCAAACAATGGGTATAGTGGTGACTTGGAAATTGCATTAATACCTGAATGGTTTAGAACAGAAATTTTAAATGAGGAATTAGATAAAAATGGCGTGTTGGTTGAAAAAGCAACAGTTAAAGAAACGGAGAAATTTGCACTGCTGTTTGAGTTTGATGGAGATGAAAAAGCAATCCGACATGTTTTATATAACTGCTCTACTTCTCGTCCGTCAATCGAATCTGAAACAAAAGAAGAGTCTATTTCACCGGGGACGGAGAAACTCACGTTAACAGCAGATCCGAGAGAAGATGGGTTAGTTAAATCAAGAACGGGAGACACGACACAAGATGCAAGTTATCAAAACTGGTATAAAACGGTTTATGTACCTACACCAAAAGCAGAAGCAACATCTCTACCATCAAGATAGGAGTCTAACTTATGATTGAAAAAACAGTAATAATCAATAAACAAGAAGTAATATTTCGATCTTCAGCAACTATCCCAAGGTTATATCGATTGAAATTTAAGCGTGATATCTTTAAAGACTTATCAAAACTAGAAAAATCATATCAAGGTAATGACTCTACCTTTGAGGTTGAAGATTTAGAAATCTTTGAAAATGTGGCTTATATTATGGCGTATCATGCAGATAAGACGATACCACCAACGATTGAAGAGTGGCTAGACCAATTTGAGATGTTCTCTATTTATGAAATCTTACCCGAGATTTTGGAATTATGGGGTAGTAATTTAGTAACTGATGTTGTAAATAAAAAAAAGTTACATCAAGTAGCAGGGAAATGACAACCGCCTTATTTCTACTAAGATGTGTTGAAGTCGGTATTTCTATAAGTGACTTAGATTTATTATCTATTGGAATGGTACTTGATATTTGGACTGAAAAAGCAAATGACAGTGTGAAGTACAGTAGAGTGGCAGGTCAAGCAGAGTTTGATAAGTTTTAGCATTAACCACAAGGGTTAGTGCTTTTTTAATTTTAGAAAGGAGGTTAGAGAATGGCTAATCGCATTAAGGGGATTACGATTGAAATTGGTGGTGATACAACAGGTCTTGATAAGTCACTCAAATCAGTTAATTCATCTATTAAAAATACGCAGATGGCATTAAAGGATGTCAATCGTTTATTAAAACTTGATCCAAAGAATGCTGAATTACTCGCTCAAAAACAAAAACTACTCCAACAACAAATCAAAGAAACGAGTAGCAAATTAGATGTGTTAAAAGAAGCAGATAAACAAGCCAAATTTCAACTTGAAAGTGGTGATTTAGGTCAAGATAAGTACGATGCTTTACAACGTGAAATTATTGAAACGGAACAGTCTATCTCTAAACTCCAAGAAGAACTTAAACAAGTACCTAACTCAGTATCTTTATCAGTAAAAGAAGCAGGAGATAAGATTAAAGATTTTGGCGATAAAACTGCTGAAGTAGGTGGAAAGTTATCAACACACTTAACTTTACCTCTTGTTGGCATTGGTGCAGCATCTGTTACTGCCTTTAACGAAGTTGATGCTGGACTTGATACGATTGTGACCAAGACAGGGGCAAGTGGTGATGCTCTTGAAGAGATGCAAAGCATTATGGAGAGAATTGCGACAAGTATCCCTGTTGATTTTGCGACAGCTGGTGCAGCAATTGGTGAAGTAAATACAAGGTTTGGTGTTACTGGTCAGCAACTAGAAGAATTATCAACGCAGTTTATCAAGTTTGCACAAATCAATAATGTTGATGTTTCAAGTGCGATTGATAACACTCAAAAAATTATCGCTGCTTTTGGATTAACCACTGAAGATACAGGTTTGGTTTTGGATACAATGAATGCAGTTGGGCAGAGAACTGGAATTAGTATGGATGCTTTATCTAATGTGATGATTACCAATGCCGCCTCACTACAACAATTAGGTTTTTCAGCAAGTGATGCGGCTAACTTTTTAGGTAATGTGGAAATGTCTGGGGCAGATACATCTCAAGTGATGACTGGTTTAACCAAAGCATTAGCAACTGCAACTTCAGAAGGTAAGCCATTAAACGAAGCACTTGCTGATATTCAAAATAGTATGGTTAATGCCAAAAGCGATACTGAAGGATTGCAAGTTGCATATGAGTTGTTCGGTAAAAGAGCTGGTGGAGCGATTTATCAAGCATGTAAAAATGGTTCTTTAAATTTTAATGAACTAGGGACGTCATTAAAAGATAATATGGGTTCAGTTGAATCTACCTTTGAAAATACAATTGATCCGATTGATAGTTTTCAAACGACCATGAATCAACTCAAAATTGTAGGTGCTGATGTAGGTAATACACTAATGACAATCTTAAAGCCAGTTCTTGAAAAATTAGCAACAGTCTTTAAGAATATCAAGTCTGGTTGGGATAGTTTGTCACCAGGAATGCAAGAAGCGATTGCGACCTTTGGTGTTATTGTTGCTACTGTCGGTCCAATCCTTGTAGTAGTTGGAAAAATCATCACAGCAATTGGAACAATTACAGGTGTCCTTAGTCCTTTGATTGGATTATTAATGGGAACTAGTACGGCAACTACAGCGGTTGGAGTCGCAGGAGGAGCAAGTGCCGCAGGAACAACAGCAGCCGGAGTAGCGGCAGGAGGTGCAGCCACAGGATTTGGTGCATTAAACCTTTCACTGTTACCTATTATTGGTATTATTGCAGGTATTATCGCTGCGATTGCCGCTATTATTTTGGTCATTAAGAATTGGGGTGCTATTACTGAGTGGTTTAAAGGTGTTTGGGAAACTATTACACAAACAGTCACGACAGTGGTTCAAAATATTTCAACATTCTTTATGACGGCTTGGCAAGGCATCGTCACTTATTTTACAACTACATGGGAAACCATTAAGAATGTTTTAGATTTTGGTTTACAGTTTATTGTCGCACTCATTGAGGGTGCTTTTTTATTAATTACTTTACCATTTCAGTTAATATGGGAGAATTGTAAATCAACCATTTTATCTGTATGGGAAAGTATCAAATCAATTGTAGATAGTGGTATTCAAGCAGTATCAAGCGTGATTAATATTGTCATGACCACTATTTATAGTTTCTTATCAACGATTTGGCAATTAATTAGTACGACAATTTCTAATGTGGTAAATACGATTAGAACAATAGTGTCTAATGTGTTTAATGCGATTAAAAGTATTGCGACTACTGTGTGGAATGGTATTAAATCAACTATTGGTGGTGCAGTTGAAGGTATTAAGTCAACAGTTTCAAATGTATTCACTGCTGTATCAAGCACAGTAAGTAGTATTTTTAATGGAATTAAATCAACTGCAACATCAGTTTGGAATGGCATCAAGTCAGCTATTACAACACCGATTGATAATGCCAAGAATTTTGTTAAAAGCGCTATTGATTCAATCGTAGGATTTTTCTCTGGGATGAAGATTTCTTTTCCAAAAATCAAATTGCCGCATTTTAGTTTAACAGGTAGTTTCTCATTAATGCCTCCATCTGTACCAAGACTTTCTATTGATTGGTATAAAGAAGGTGGGATTATGACAAGACCTACACTCTTTGGTATTAACGGTTCATCTTTAATGGCGGGTGGAGAAGCAGGAGCAGAGGCAATCTTACCACTTAAAGGATTTTACTCACATTTAGATAAATTATTCCATGAGAAGATGAATGGAAATGACATGATTGAAAAGTATCTATCAATCATTGCTGAAAACAGCACGCATGCCATTTATCTTGATGACGGCACATTAGTTGGTCGATTATTGCCAAGTATTGATAGTGGTTTAGGGAAATTAGCAGTAAGGAGGGCAAGAGGTTGATAAAACTTTTTATTGATGATGTTGATTTATATAGAGAAGCAGGTATCGTATTAGAAGAATTTGATATCGGCATACCAGAAATGAAAATTAATAAAGTTTCTGTACCTGGTAGAAATGGCGATCTTGATATGAGTAAAGCCTTGACGGGTTATACGCATTTTCATAATCGAACGATAGTATTACAACTAGGTATAATCGGTAATGAGTATGCACGAGAAGCTATACGTACACTGTTCTTTCAGTCTTTATACAATAAACAAATTAAAGTAGCATTTTCTCATTTAGAAGGATATTTTCTAGGTCATGCCACGATAAATTCACATGAAAGAACGCCTGCAAAATCAACAATTAAAGTAACTATTGATTGTTATCCTTTAAGATATATTGGAGAAGAAATAATAAGTCGGACAATACTAACCACGTCACCTAAGACAGTTTCAGTTCATAATATGCATATGCCTGTTCCAGTAACTATTGAAACAACAGCACAAGCAAACGTTGAATATAAGGGAAAAAGATACTCAGTTCAAAGAGGACAACATAAATTAGGCATTATTTTAGAACAAGGTAATAACATGTTTACGGTGTCTGGTAGTGGCACACTTACAATAAAATTTAGAATGGAGGTGTTGTGATGTATCGTATTTATGCTGATAGTGATTTGATTTATAATCCTTTAATTCCTGAATACAGTATTCTTGATGGTAGGTTATCCATTAGTTTAAATACGGTAGGTACTTTAACTTTTACAATACCTAAAAGCAATCCAGGTTATGGTCGTATTAAGTATATGAAATCTATTATCACCCTTTATGAAAATGACCAGTTGTTATTTAGAGGAAGAGTGTTCTCTCCAAGTGTTGATTTATATCAGACGGAAACTGTGGAATGTGAGAGTGACTTAGCATTTTTCAATGATAGTATTCTTGAACCTTATGATTTTAGAAATGTGAGCGTTGAACAAGTTTTAAGGACAGTTATTTCAAAACACAATACTCAAGTAAGTAGCGATAGACAATTCAAGTTAGGTCGAGTCACCGTGACTAACGATACAGCAACCGGTAATATTATCCGTTCATCAACAGACTATACATCCACTTGGTCTTTTTTAAGAGATAAACTTCAAAAAGAACTCGGTGGCTATTTTTTTGTACGCTATCAAAGTGACGGCGTGTATTTAGATTATGTAAAAGATTTAAATTATATAGCTAGTCAAGAAATTGTTCAAACGATTAATTTATTAGACGCAAAAAGAGAATGGTTTAGTGATGAATTAGCTACGATTATTATTCCGTTAGGTTCAAAAATAAAAGAAGAGAATAGCGATGACGAAAATTATCTAACAATAGAATCAGTTAATAGTGGGAGTAAATCCATTCGAGATGATACGGCTATTTCCCTTTATGGAGAAATTACAAAGGTTACGCATCATGATAACATTACCGATCCAACGAATTTATTACGAGCAGGTAGAAAAGATTTAGCTGATTCGATTATGTTGATTAGTAAAATTACATTAACAGCTGCTGACTTATCAAAGGCAGGAGAATCAGTTGACGCTTTTAGACTGGGACAAAAGGTGCAGGTTAATATTCCAAGTTTAGCAATCGAAGAGAAAATGTTGGTAAGTAGTCTGTCATTGGATTTACTACATCCAGAAAGTAACATCTTATCGATTGGTGCTGAAGAAAAAACGATGACGGTCACTCAGTTTAATACAGAGCATTCAATTGAAACGATATATCAGAATTTACAAGAGAACATGAAAGAGTTAAATGCAATGGCGATTGTTAGGGCGATTCGAGAAGCTAACTCTTATATTCAACAATCTGCCAATGAAATTAAACTTGAAGTATCTGAGAAATACTACAATAAAGAAAAGGCAGATGAATTATTAAGTTCCATTCAAACGATGATGACACAAACATCAAATGCGATTACTTTTCAGTTTAATCAATATAAACAAGTACAAGAAACATTGTATGGTTCAAACGCTAAGAAGTTTACAGAACTGAGTCGTTATATTCGTTTTGAGAATGGGCATATTATTTTAGGTGAACAAAACAGTCCAATCGTTCTTCGTATAGAGAATGAAAGGATTGTTTTTTTACAAAGTGGTGTAGAAAGTGCTTATTGGCATAATCGAAAATTCTATGCCGTAGACGGCGAGTATATTCATAGTTTGAAGTTAGGGAAGTTTGCTTTTATGCCAAGGGCAACAGGAAACTTAAGTTTTACAAAGGTGGTGAATTAAGATGGCAAGTAATGGTTCTTTTAATACGAATGCCTATGAAGTTAGGTATTTAACATTTGAGTGGAGTGTTGCCAGTCAAAACGTAACAACTAATCAAACGACTATTAACTGGAGTTTACGCGGTAATGGATCAAATCCAACAACTTGGTATATGTCGGGTAATTTCAAAGTTGTCATCGAAGGTTCAACCGTTTATCAGTCTACGACGCGTATTCAGTTAAGTGGATCAACAAGCGTTGCGAGTGGTCAGTTTACACTAACGCATAACGCAGACGGCAATAAATCGTTTAGTGCCAGTGTAGAAGCTGGCATTTACTATTTTGCAGTTAACTCAAGAGGAAGTGGCACATGGTCACTACCGACAATCGCAAGAGCAACACAACCCAGTGTGAATAAAACAACGATGGCTTTTGGGGATTCTATTATCATCTATACCCCTAGAGCATCAACGGTTTTTACGCATACGATTCAAGCAGGTGTTGATAATAAGTTGAATTTTACCAATATCGCAACTAATGTAGCGACTAGTCATACATGGACATTACCTAAAACTTGGGGGAGATATTTAACCCATTCAACAGATAAGTTAAAGTTTCGGGTATTAACTTACTCAGGCGGACAGTTAATTGGTAGTAGAGATACTAACCCTGTCTCAGTCACAGCAACTTCAGATATGGCACCAGTGGTTAATATCGCTTTAAGTGATGCCAATAATCTTTACAACACGTATGGTGGTTTTGTCAAAGGTAAGTCCAAGATTAGAGCAGTAGTTTCTGAAACGATGTATGAACAAGCTGTTGTCACGACCCGAAGTTTGGTCTTAAACGGTATTACTTATCAAAGTAATAATCAAACCTCTGAAGTCATTACTTCTACCACGCAAAGGATAGAGGCTAGAGTAGTTGATTCAAGAGGTATGACTGGTACAAAAGTTTTAACACCACTTGTTTATGATTGGTATGAACCTAAAATTACAATGGCTAAAGCTAATCGATGTCAAGCTAACGGTACACTTGATGAAGCAGGTACTCATATTAAATTAGAGTATGCTTGTGCCATAGCACCAGTTAATAATCGTAATCAGAAGAATCTAAGTTATACTTATAAACCACAAAATCAAACTCAAGCAACTACTCAAAACATCACAATGGATACTTATAGTAAGACAGGGAGTGTCATTTTCCCTGCCAGTGGAGAAAGTTCTTGGGAAGTGACACTCACATTAAGAGATGCCTTTAATTCAAGTCAAGTGGTCATTAGTGTGGGTACAGCTTTTGTATTACTAGATTTTCATAGTTCAGGTAAAGGGATTGGTGTTGGTAAGGTTGCAGAACTTCAAAACACTTTAGACATCTCACCTAATTGGAACTTGAAATATAAAAATTCAATGATGACGGACTTTGTGATTGAACAAGGCATACGTAACAATTGGATTTATCGAAAATGGTATAGCGGATTTTTAGAATGTTATATTTCTGGAACGATAGAAACAGTAAATCAAAATGCATATCGAAGTAAGCAATTTACACTGCCATTTAATCAACCAAATACAAATTATATTGTTCAAGTCGTACCGACACTTTCAGGGCATTATACAGATTATATATGGGTTGGAAATACTAATGGGACTAACAGTAAAACAACTTCATCATTTACGATTTGTATTTGGAGTGATAATCAAAATAACTTTACTTTTGGTGTTGATATAGCAGTTATGGGTAGATGGAAAAATTAAGGAGGAAAAAATGAAAGATATATGGTCAACCATTCAATTAGTGTTTTCAGCAATAGGTGGAACACTTGGTTATGTATTAGGAGGTATGGACGGCATGTTATATACGTTATTAGTTTTTGTGACTATCGATTATTTGACAGGCATGTTATGTGCGATAGCAGATAGAAAATTATCGAGTGAAGTTGGATTCCAAGGTATCGCAAGAAAAGTCATTATATTTACATTAGTAGGAATAGCACATTTACTAGATGTACAAATCTTAGGAAAAGTTGGCGTGCTAAGGGCAATGGTGATTTTCTTTTATGTGTCGAATGAAGGAATCTCAATTATTGAGAATGCGACACACCTAGGATTACCGATTCCAGAAAAATTAAAATCAATCTTAGAACAGTTAAAAGATAAGGAGGGTAGAAAATAATGAGTAATAGTCCTTTAGTTAATCATATAAATTTAAGTCCAAATCATAGTGGTCTTAGAAAGCATAAAATTGATACAATTACGATTCATCATATGGCAGGTAACTTATCTGTCGAAACATGTGGTAAAGTATTTCAACCAAGGTCAAGACAAGCAAGTAGTAATTATGGTGTAGATTCCAAAGGACGTGTTGGTATGTACGTTGAAGAGAAGAACCGTTCGTGGTGTTCTTCAAGTCCGGCTAATGATAACCGTTCGATCACAATCGAGGTAGCTAATGACCAAATTGGTGGTAATTGGCATGTAAGTGATATTGCTTTAGAAAAAACGATAGAACTTTGTGTTGATATATGTAAGAGAAATGGCATCAAGCAATTAGTCTACACTGGTGATACGAAAGGTAACTTAACCAAGCATGAATGGTTTGCGAATACAAACTGTCCTGGACCATATCTTGGTAGCAAATTCCCATATATCGCTTCGGAAGTGAACAAGCGATTAAGAGGACAATCATCAACACCTATTCAAACATCGACTATGCATCTTGATGATGTGGCACGACAAGTTATTAATGGTCGTTTTGGAAATGGAGAAGAACGCAAGCAAAAATTACGTTCAGCTGGCTATGATCCTGTTCAAGTTCAAAATCGAGTGAATGCCTTATTAGTTAAAAAACCGACACCTCAATCCACTTTAAAATCAATCGATGAAGTGGCACAAGAAGTGTTGAACGGTAAATGGGGTAATGGTAATCAGCGCAAATCTGCGCTCATTGGTGCAGGTTATGATTACGACAAAGTCCAAGCAAAAGTGAATGAGATTGTTAGTGGTAAATCCACTCCGTCACTCAAACCTATTGAAGTCGTTGCACGAGAAGTCATTAACGGTAAATGGGGCAATGGTCAAGAACGAAAAAACCGTTTAACGCAAGCAGGATACGATTATCATCAAGTTCAACAAAAAGTGAATGAATTAATATAGAAGAAAACCTATCTAGGCAGAAATGCTTGGATAGGTCTTTTTTTTGTTTTGTAGAAAAATATTTTTTTAAAATCGTCCGATTTTATTCTTTCCCAAGGCTATCTATTAGAGGGAAATAAAAAGAACATCCTCTAGAAAGGAGAAATGCAATGAAACATCAATTAAAAGTCAGTGTTTCAAAAACACCGTCCTTAGAAAAGATGATGACATGTCGAAAGCTATCAATACGAGAAAAAATTTTGCGATTTTTCTTTGGTAAAAAGCAAGACCTTGTTGTCTTAATTCCAAGTGACAGAATATCAGAAGTAGCCATTAGTAAGAAAGGAGAAAGCAATGAGTAAGATGAAATTACTTCAACAAGTATTAGATGATTTGAATAATTTAAATCAGAGTATTTCAGATTTAGTGAACGCACTTGAAAATAAACAAGAAGTTAATGAAGACCAGGAAAATCTTCCTACCACTACTTTAGAAGAAGTAAGAGGTGTGTTAGCGGAAAAAAGTAGAGATGGATTAACTAAAGAAGTTAAAGGTCTAATTCAAAGCTTTGGTGCTAGCCGACTAAGTGAGATAAAAGCAAGTGATTATCCGTTACTTCTTGAAAAGGCAAAGGAGTTAAAACATGAGTAATCATGCATTATTATCAGCTTCCAGTTCTCATCGTTGGTTGAGTTGTCCACCACTTCCAAGATTAGAGCAATTTTTCCAAAATGAAATCAGTGATGTAGCAGTGGAAGGTACACTTGCTCACAAACTTGCAGAACATAAACTACGTGTGGCATTAGGGGAAAACAAAACGCAATTAGACATGACCAACATAAATCAAGAAATGCAGGAACATACAGATGATTATGTGACGTACATTCTTGAACAAATAGCATTAGAAAAACAGACAACGAAGGACCCAAGTATATTAATCGAACAAAGATTAGATTTTTCAAACTATGTACCAGAAGGATTTGGAACAGGAGATTGTATCATTATCGCAGATAAAAACCTACATATCATTGACTTTAAATACGGTCAAGGGGTAGAAGTTAGTGCGGTAGATAACCCACAGATGAAACTGTATGGACTAGGGGCACTGAACATCTATGAAGCATTGTACGATATTGAAACAATTAAGATGACCATTTTTCAACCAAGAAAATTTAACATTTCGACTTATGAGATGACAGTTAAAGCATTGAAAGACTGGGCAGAAACAGAATTAAAAGAAAAGGCAGAACAAGCTTTTGAAGGTAAGGGGGTTATTACTTATGGACCTTGGTGTCAGTTTTCAAGTTGTGGTACGGTACTTCGTGCAAGGTTCGATTACCATAACAAGCTAAAACAATTTGAATTGAAGTCGCCACATCTATTAACAGATAGCGAAATAGAAGAGGTCTTAGATCATATTGATGATTTAGTGAAATGGTCTAATGAAGTCAAAGAGTATGCAACTAAAGTCTCATTAGAAAGTGGCAAAGAATGGAGTGGATACAAATTAGTACACGGTAGAAGCACAAGGAAATTTAAAGATGAGAATAAAGTGGTTGAGATAGCTAAGGAAAATGGATATGACAATATTTATAAGCAATCGTTACTCTCGATGACAGAACTTCAAAAAATGATGGGGAAAAGTACATTTGAAACCATATTTAAAGATGAATTCATCAAACAGTTAGGGAAACCAACGTTGGTTCCTATAACAGATAAAAGACAAGTAATTATAACAGCCAAACAAGAATTTAATGAAATAACGGAGGAAAAGTAAATGGCAAAATTAAATAAAACAAAAGTAATTACAGGTAAAGATACAAGACTATCTTATTTTAATGGGTGGCATCCCGTATCCATTAATGGCGGTGCAGAAAAATATTCAGTATCGGTTTTAATTCCAAAAGATGATAAAGAAACTTTAGTAAAAATTGAAAAAGCAATTGATGCAGCAATTGAAGAAGGTATTGCAAAATTTGGTGGCAAAAAACCGAATAAGGCGGCAATTAAACTACCACTTCGTGATGGCGATATTGAACGAGATGATGAGGCATATAAAGGGCATTATTTTATTAATGCCAATTCAGTCGCAAAACCACAAATTGTGGATAGAAATGTAGCACCTATCTTAAATCAAGAAGAAGTGTATTCAGGTTGTTATGCAAGGGTATCACTGAACTTTTATGCGTTTAATTCTAATGGGAATAAAGGTGTTGCGTGTGGACTAGGCAATATACAAAAAATACGAGATGGCGAACCATTAGGTGGAAGAAGTAGTGCGAGTGATGATTTCACGACTTTAGAAGATGATGACTTTTTGGCATAGGAGGGATAGTCTGTGATGGAATATCTAGTCGTTATCGTAGTAGGGGTATTAGTGTTGGAATTTATGATTAAGCGTGGCTTAGAGTTATATTTGTATATAAAGGAACAGTTAGATGAAACAACTAAATATTGACATTGAAACGTATTCTAGTGTGAACTTGCTTAAATCTGGTGTCTACAAATATGCAGAGAGCGAGGACTTTGAAGTCCTCCTTTTTGCATACGCTGTTGATGGGGGCGAAGTTTGTGTGGTGGACTTGGCTAAAGGTGAGTGTATTCCTAAGGAAATCATAGATGCACTACAAGATGATACGGTGTTGAAATGGGCGTTTAATGCACAATTTGAACGGGTGTGTTTATCTCGTCATTTTGGGGTTGCTCTTTTGCCATCATCTTGGCGGTGTACGATGGTGTGGTCTGCGTATATGGGATTGCCATTATCTCTTGAAGGTGTGGGGGCAGTGTTAGGACTAGAAGAACAAAAGTTAAAGATAGGTAAAGATTTAATTCGTTATTTTTGTGGATCTTGTGCTCCCACCAAAACCAATGGTGGACGAACAAGAAATGAATACTACCATGATGAGCAAAAGTGGAAACAATTCAAAGCATATAATAAAAAAGATGTGGAAGTGGAGATGGCAATCGGACAGAAACTATCTAAATTTCCAGTCCCTGATTTTATATGGGAGGAGTATCTACTTGATCAAATCATAAATGATAGAGGAATAGCAGTTGATCCACTCTTTGTAGAGAGAGCAATTTCTATAGATGCGAGGTGTAGAAGTGCAATGATGGAAGAATTACAACAATTAACGCATATAGATAATCCAAATTCAGTTTTTCAACTCTCTCAGTGGCTACAAGCACAAGGTATTGATGTAGAGAGTTTGGATAAAAAATCAGTCAAAAAGCTATTAAAAGAAGAGAAGAATCCTACTGTAGAACGAGTGCTACGATTAAGACAGCAATTATCCAAATCATCAGTTAAAAAGTATCAAGCGATGCAACAGGTTGCTTGTAGGGATAATCGGTGTCGAGGAATGTTTCAATTTTTAGGGGCTAATCGTACTGGCAGGTTTGCTGGGCGATTGGTTCAATTACAAAATTTAGTTAGAAACAATATGTCTGATTTAAAAGAAGCACGAGAGCTTGTCAAACAAGGCAATATGGAAGCGTTGAGTATTTTGTACGATGATACCTCTAAAGTATTATCCGAGTTGATTCGAACAGCGTTTATTCCAAAAGGGAGATTTTATGTGGTGGACTTTTCAGCTATCGAGGCACGAGTGATTGCATGGCTTGCGAAAGAGAAGTGGCGAGAAGAACTGTTTAGAGACGGTGGAGATATTTATTGTATGTCTGCGAGTCAGATGTTTGGTCTGCCAGTAGAAAAACATGGTGTGAATAGTGAATTAAGGCAGAAAGGCAAAATTGCCGAGCTTGCCTGTATCGCAGAAGATGAACATGTTTTAACAGATTATGGGCTTGTCCCTATTCAAGATGTCACTACAGATATGAAAGTATGGGACGGACTGAATTGGGTTAAACATGAGGGTGTCGTTTATCGAGGTGTAAAAGAGGTGATTGAATACGATGGTCTTAGAGCAACCAAAGACCACCTTGTGTGGACGGAAGGGCAATTACATCCGATACAGTTTGAAGAATCCGCCAAAAGCGGCGAGCATCTCTTACAAACAGGAAATGGTAGGAGAGCGATACGGTTGGGTGGAAATTATCAGTCCAGAAAAAAGATGGAATCAAAAGAAAAATCATTGTTATGTTTTAACTCAGTGTATAGGTTGTGGCAGTATACAATGGCAAAATCGAAATGCTTTAACCAGTGGAAAAAGGAAAAATTAGCGATTAATCGAGGCAAGGTTAGAGTTTATGACATACGAAATGCCGGACCATATCATCGTTTTACCGTATCGGACAAGTTAGTACATAATTGTGGATATGGCGGGTCAGTAGGTGCATTAACCGCTATGGGAGCACTTGAAATGGGACTAAAGGAAGAAGAACTGCAACCCTTGGTGCAAGCATGGCGAATCGCTAATCCTAACATCGTTAACTTATGGTGGGAGGTAGATAGGTGTGTCAAGCAGACTGTCAAAGAGCGTATCACAACGAAAACACACGGCATTATCTTTAGCTACCAAAGTGGTATGTTGTTTATAACTTTGCCAAGTGGTCGTAAACTCTCCTACATCAAACCAAGAATAGGAGAGAATAAATTTGGTGGGGAGTCTGTTACGTATGAAGGGGTAGGTGCAACGAAGAAGTGGGAGAGAATTGAAAGTTATGGCCCGAAGTTTGTAGAAAATATTGTGCAAGCAATCGCTAGGGATATTTTAGTCTTTGCGATGCAAAACTTAAAAGATTATGACATTGTCGCACATGTACATGATGAGGTCATTATAGAAGGCGAAGGTCTATCCTTAGAAGAAATTTGTTCTATTATGCGTCAAGTACCGCCATGGGCAAAGGGATTGATTTTAGATGCAGATGGTTATACATGCGAATTTTATAAAAAAGAATAACAAACCGTCCGATTTTACCTCCTGCCAAGGCTACCTTGTAGGAGGTATTTTATTATGGATACAAAAACTGAAATTATTAGATTAAGAAAGAACGGACTAAGTTATAAAGACATTTCTATTTGTTTGAATATGTCGGTTAATACGATTAAGTCTGTTTGTCGCAGATTAAAAGTAGAAAAACAATCCATTGATACGAATAGAAGTGTCTGTCTCTTGTGTAAAGTATCGTTAACGCATACTCAAGGAAAAAAGAAAAAGAAGTATTGTAGTGATACTTGTCGAATGAAGTGGTGGAATACACATCTTGATAAAGTCAATAAGCAATCTTATTCAGAGCATATCTGTTTCAATTGTCAGAAAACATTTCAATCGTATGCAAATAATAAAAGGAAATATTGCAGTCACCATTGCTATATTGCATCACGCTTTGGAGGTAAACAAGATGATGAATAATAGTGTTTTCCACGCCGAATTAACTTATCAAGTAACTATGTTGTATGTTAAAGCGTTATTAAGCAGGGGTCTACTAAGCATAGAGCAGTGCCGTGATTTTCAAGAGCAAATGCAAACACTGTATTCGCCACTTTTTAGCAAATATATGGACGAAACACTTGATAAATAAATGGTTTAGAGTGATATATAGTGATACAAAAAGGAGGATACATTGTGAAAACAGTCAAAAAAATACAACAGATAAGACCAGTGAAAAATAAAAAATTACGTGTCGCTGCTTATGCGAGAGTATCCCATTCTGAGTTACTACAATCACTCTCCAATCAAGTCAGTTATTACAGTGAATTGATTCAAAATCATTCAGAATGGGAATATAAAGGTGTTTATGTTGATAGTGCAATTACTGGGCGGAACATTAAACAGAGAAAAGAATATCAGCGGTTAATACAGGATTGTAAAGAGGGCAAGATAGATGTGATACTAACGAAATCAATCTCTAGGTTTGGTCGTAATACCATAGACTTACTAAAAACAATTAGAGAGTTAAGACGATTAAATGTGAGTGTGCGTTTTGAAAAAGAAAACATTGATACAATGACCACAGATGGCGAGCTATTACTAACTTTATTGGTTTCTATCGCTGAAGAAGAATCAAAGGCAATTGGACAAAACATCAAATGGCGTGTCAAAGAAAAGTTTCAACAGGGACTTCCTCATAGTCCACAAGATATGTATGGGTATCGTTGGCAAGAGGATGCGTATGTCATTGAACCCCATGAGGCGTCCATCATCCAACAAATTTATGAGTGGTATTTAAATGGTTACTCTCCCACACAGATTGCAAAAATATTAAATGAAAAAAGAGAGAAAACAAGGAAAGGCAATGCATTTACAAGGAGTGTGATTCATAATATTTTAAGTCAAGACACCTATACGGGACGATTAATATTACAAAAAACATATCGTGTAGCACATAAAGGAAGATCTGTTATGAATCAAGGTGAGCATACAAAGTATATCGTTGAACAAGCCCATGAGCCGATTATCTCAAAAGAACAATTTGAAGAAGTCCAGCAAGTAAAAGCCACAAGAAGTAATCATTATCAGAAAGGAGCAAAGCATGGCGAAAAAGATTGTCACCATAGAAGCAGTTAAGCCTGTTTGTCATCAAGTAGATTTTTTAAGGAAAAGAAAAGTGGCAGGATATGCCAGAGTTTCCACAGACCATGATGACCAAGCAAGCTCTTATGAAGCACAAATGTGTTATTATGAAAACTACATTCAAAGTCGTCATGATTGGGAGTTTGTGAAGATGTATTCGGATGAGGGGATAAGTGGAACGAATACGAAGAAACGTCTAGGATTTCAAGAAATGGTAGCAGATGCCTTAGACGGTAAGATTGATTTAATCATTACAAAATCAATTAGTCGCTTTGCCAGAAATACAGTGGACGCCTTGACAACAGTTAGAAAATTAAAAGAAGTGGGGGTTGAGATATACTTTGAAAAAGAAAACATCTGGACACTCGATTCAAAGGGGGAGTTGTTGATTACGATTATGAGTTCCTTGGCACAAGAAGAATCACGGTCAATTTCAGAAAATATTACATGGAGTAAGCGTAAGATGGCGGCTGAGGGGCAAGTGACATTTAATTATACCCATGTTCTCGGATTTAAAGAATCAAAGGAGGGTGGCTTTGAAATTGATGAAAAGGAAGCGGAGGTTGTCAGATACATCTTTGGGTTATTTTTACAAGGAGAAAATCCAAACAGTATCGCTAAGATATTAACAGATAAAAAGATTGCCACTCCAGCAGGAAAGAAAGTGTGGAGTTATTCTACAATCAAAAGTATTCTAAGCAATGAAAAGTATAAGGGAGATGCACTACTTCAAAAGTCTTTTACAGTTGATTTCCTAACGAAAACAAGAAAAACTAATCAAGGGGAACTACCCCAGTATTATATCGAAAACAACCATGAAGCGATTATTGATAAAGCGATATTTGATATGGTACAAGTGGAATTAAAACATGAAAGAAGTCGATCAACATTAAGCTATTTTGGTAAAGTGATATGTGGGTGCTGTGGTGGCAGTTATGGCAGACAGACATGGCATTCAACGAGTAAGTATAAAAGAGTTGTGTATCGATGTAACCATAAATACAAAGGGGAAGAAAAGTGTGATACGCCACATGCAAGTCGTGAAGAGATAGAAGCGTGGATTAGCCAAGCAATTAGTCAGTTGATAACGAATAAAGACGAGATTATACGCAATTTGGAATGCTTAATAAGTGTATTGGCAAAGAGTGGACAACTAGAAGATGAACTAAAAACTTTAGAATCTCAGCTATTTAGCATTCAAGAAGAAGTTGAACAGTTAGTCAATGGGAAACTGACACAAAATCTCTATTCACAATATGATGCTTTAGTTAAAAACTACCACACACTACAGAAAACATATCGTGACAAGCAACAAGTGTTGCAGGAAAGAAAAATCAAATTGAAAGCATTAAACAACTTTATAGACATCTTAAGGCAACAAGACAAGCTAGTTGTTGTATACGATGAAAAGCTATTTAACACCTTAGTAGACAAGGTCATCATCTATAAAGACAAACAAGTAGAAGTCCACTTCAAGAACGAACAAGTCATATCTATGTGATATGGCTTTTTTGTGATTAGCAAAAGACTTGACATATTTCGTTTACAATAGTAAACTTATTTTGAACACATTCGTTTATATTTGTAAACGACAAGGAGAGAAGGAAAATGAGCACAATAGAATTTAATACTTCTATCACAGATGCTGAATGGGAAGTAATGCGTGTAGTTTGGGCAAATGATCGAGTAACTAGTAAAACAGTCATCTCTGTATTGAAAGAAAAAATGGACTGGACAGAATCCACTATCAAAACGATCTTAGGTCGATTAGTTGAAAAAGGCGTACTAAATACAGAGCAAGAAGGTAGAAAGTTTATTTACACTGCCAATATTGTAGAGAAAGAAGCCGTAAGGGATTATGCAGAAGATATTTTTAACCGTATTTGCAATAAGAAAGTTGGAAATGTAATAGGAAGCATCATTGAAAATCATGTCTTAAGCTTCGATGATATAGATCGACTAGAGAAAATATTAGAGATAAAAAAATCTTTCGCAGTAGAAGAAGTGGCTTGCAATTGTCCAGAAGGACAATGCGAGTGTCATTTACATCATCATTAA